CTCGCCTGACGAATGGGCGCGTGCCAATCGGGTGTACCCGCTGTCCTCGGGGCGGCCGGGCCCGAAGGACCCGGCGCTGACGCCCTACATGATCCCGTTCATGCGGGCGTTCGAGGACCCAAGCTACAACACCGTCGCCCTGGTCTGCGGCGGCCAGATGGGCAAGACCGACAGCGTCATCGACGTAGTGCTGTCCCGGCTCGATCAGCGGCCCGTGCCGATCATCTATGCCGGCCCCGACCGCAACTTCGTCACCGACCAGTTCGAGCCAAGGTTCGACGATGCGCTCAATCGCTCGCCAAGCCTCGCGGCCAAGCTCGCGCGGGGCAAGAAGAACAAGAAGACCCGGAAGATCGTCTCCGGTGTCCCGGTTCGCCTCGCCTGGGCGGGCTCGGCCAACCAGCTCAAGTCCGATCCGGCTGGCCTTGCCATCGTCGATGAGCGCGACGGCATGGCCAAGAACATCAAGGGCGAAGGCGATCCGGTGCGGCTCCTGGAGGTCCGCGGCGACACCCATGCCGACTTCACGCTCGGGGTGACCTCGACGCCGACCGAGGGCACAGTCGAGATCGAGAAGGACGCAGCGAGCGGGCTTTCGTTCTGGAAGGTCGTCGACCAGGACGACATCACGACCCTCGAAAGCCCGATCTGGAAACTTTGGCAGCGCGGCACCCGCTATCATTGGGCTTGGCCTTGCCCCCACTGCGCGGAATGCTTCGTGCCGCGGTTCAAGTGCCTGGTCATTCCCAAGGTCGACATCACGCCAAGGGGTGCGACCGAGCGCATCGAACGTGATGCGACGCCGATCGAGGCGCGCAGGCTTGCCTATATCGAATGCCCGCGCTGCGGCGGCGTGATAGAGGAACAGCACAAGTTCGGGATGAACGCGCGCGGCGTCTATGTTGCGCCGGGGCAAAGCATCGATCGAAACGGCAAGGTCCGTGGCGATCCACCCGACAGCGCCACCATCAGCTTCTGGGTTTCCGGGCTTGCTTCGCCGTTCGTGAGCTTCGGCGAGCGAGCCGGCCGCTATGTCGAGGCGCTCAACTCCGGCGACCCGGAGGAGGTGCAGACCGTCATCAATGGCGGGTTTGGCGAACTCTGGGCCGCGGGCGGAGGTGACGCGCCGGAATGGGCGGAGGTCGCGCGCAAGGGCGTCGAGGCGGCCTACCGGAAGGGCGAACTGCCCGCTGGCGTCGTGCATCTGACGGCGGCCGTCGACGTGCAGAAGAACCGGCTGGTCTACGTGATCCGCGGCTGGGGCGCGCGAGCCACGTCCTGGCTGATCGATTGCGGGACGCTTTTCGGCGAGACCATCGAGGAGCCGGTTTGGACCGACCTTGCCGACCTGATCACCGCACCGGTCTGCGGGTTGCCGATCAAGCTGACGTTCATCGACAGCGGGTTTCGGCCGGGTAAGCCCGCCGATCTGCCGCTCAATCGGATCTACGAGTTCTGCCGGCGCTTCCCGCGCTCGGTGCGGGCGACCAAGGGGTCGTCGTCGCCGATGCGTGTGCCGCTGGTCGTCTCCCGGCACGAGGTCACGACCACCGGCAAGGCGAACAAGTACGGTCTCGAACTTGTCCGGCTCGATACCGATCACTGGAAGTCGTGGGTGCACGAACGCGTGCGATGGCCAGGCGATCAGCCTGGCGCGTGGCATCTGCCCCATGACATTCCCGACGACTACTGCATGCAGATCGTGTCCGAGGCGCGCGCCAGGACGCCGTCCGGCAAGCCGAAGTGGGTGCAGCGCTCGCGGGAAAATCACTTCCTCGACTGCGAGGCGATGCAGGCGGCCGCCGGCTATTTGCTCAACATGCAGCGAATGACGCCGGATTTTGCCGCGCGCCTGATCGGACAACGCAAGCCGGCTGCCTCGCGTGTGGAGTCCGAAACCGTGGCGCCAGCCGTCGCTGCGCAGGCACACGTGCGGGCGACGAAACCGACCCTGAAGGGGCTCGCACAATTGAACCGGCCGAGGCTTTGAATGGCGACGCTTACTCAACTCGAGGAAGCCCGGACCGCCTATCACCGCCTTGTGGTCGATGGTGGGGTGCAAGCCATCCGCGAAGGCGACCGCTGGCTGCAATACACGCCGGCAAGCGTCCGCGATCTCGAGGCCTACATCAACCGCCTCGAGCGCGAGCTCGGGATGGCCGTCACGTCGTTCACGAAGCGGGTCCAATCCCGCCCGGTGTTGTTCTGATGGCCGTGCCCGTCATCCTCGACGCCTCGGGACAGCCGCTCCGGCCAGGCCAACGCACCCGCTATGGCGCGCGCGCCTTCGCGGGAGCCTCGATTGTCCATCCCGACGTGGCGCGCTGGACCCCGCCCAATTACTCGCCGGCCGCGGCGATGGCCGGCAGCCGCGACCTTCTGGTCTCGCGCATCCATGATCTCGCGCGCAACGACGGATGGGCGTCAGCGGCGCTCTCGCGGCAGGTGGACTCGGTTATCGGTTCGGGCTGGCGACTATCGGCAAAGCCGATTGCGAGCCGGCTTGGCATCGAGCAGGAGGCGGCCGACGAGCTGGCGGATCGGATTGAGGACGCTTTTGCCGAGTGGGCCAATGACCCCCGGTTCATCTGCGATGCGCACCGGCGGCTACCGCTCGGCGGCCTGCTCGGCATGGCGTTTCGCCACCGGATGGCCGATGGCGAGGCATTTGCGGTGCTGCACTGGGACGAGGACGAGCCGTTCTCGACCAGCATCGAGATCATCCACCCGGACCGCTGCGCCACCCCGGTCGGGAAGCGCGAGGGTGACGGTATTCGGACTGGCGTTGAGATGAGCCGCCGCGGCGCGCCGGTCGCCTACCACTTCCTGACCCACCATCCGGGCGACAGCCTTCTCGGCGCGGTGGCGCCGCGCCGGTGGCAGCGGTTGCCGCGCCAGACCAGCTTTGGCCGGCCGATCGTGGTGCACGCCTTCGAGCCGATCGAGGCCGGGCAGGTGCGCGGCATTCCGGTGCTGTCGCCGGTGGTCAAGAAGCTCCGCATGCTCGGCCGCTACGATGAGGCAGAGCTGCAGGCGGCGGTTCTCAATGCGGTGCTGGCGGCCTTCATCACTTCGCCGTTCGACCACGAGCAGGTGGCGAATGCGATCGGCACGCCGGACGACGCCGAACTGTCCGGCCTGCAGAACATGCGCGCCACGCTCTACGGCGAGACGCCGATCAACATCGACGGCGTCCGGGTCAACTTCCTGGCGCCCGGCGACAAGCCGGAATTCCTCGATGCCAAGCACCCCAATGCCGTGTTCGAGCACTTCGTGCGGTCCTCGCTGCGCAACGTCGCCTCCGCGGTGGGGCTGTCCTACGAGCAGCTGTCGATGGATTGGGGGCAGGTCAACTATTCGTCGGCGCGGGCGGCGCTGATCGAGGTCTGGCGCGGACTGACCTCCCGCCGCGACTTGTTTGCCGCGACCTTCATGGGCCCGATCTATGCCGGCTGGCTCGAGGAAGCGATCGACCGCGGGATCGTAACCCCGCCGCGGGGCGCCAAGCCGTTCGACGGGGCGATCGGCGCCTGGACGCAGGCGCGCTGGATCGGTCCCGGCCGCGGTTGGGTCGATCCCAAGCGCGAGGCCGAGGCCGCGGTGCTGCGGCTTGCCGCCGGCGTTTCGAACTATGAGCGCGAATGCGCCGAGCAGGGCATCGACTACAAGGACAACTTCCGCCAGATCGCGCGCGAGCGCCGCGACAAGGAAGCTCTGGGGCTCAAATTCTCGGCGACCGTCGAGCCGTCACCCGATGTCGATCCGGATGCCGAAGTTCCGGCCAGCCAGCGCAACCGCGCCCGCGAGCTTGCGCTATGAACACGCACCGGATCGCGGCGCAGTTCTACAATCGGCCCCTTTTGGTAATGCCGTCGACGGCGAGCGCGATCAGCGCCTTTCTGCTGTCGCGCTTTGGTGGGGGCCGCGCCGCCGCTGAACCGAACGACGGCGGCGAGAGCCGGCAGTATTTTGCGCCGACCGTGCATGCGGACGGGTCGCTCGAGGGATATGGCCCGCGCGCGAGCCGCTTCTATGGCCAATGGCCGGTCGACGAGGAGGGTGGCGGCCGGCGGCCGGCACCC